CTACGCAATGATTGATAATACTCATGTAGCGCAATGGCGTGCATATCCATAGCAGTAGTTTCTTTACGAGCTACTGATCTACGGCGGCGTACTGGTTTCTTTTTGGCTGCCATAGTTAAAGGTTACTTCTTTTCGGTGATAATCCTGAAGATTTCCTCTTGGCGTGTTTCAATTCTTGCTAAACGATCAGCAAGTGAAGATCCACCATTAGGAGTTAAAGTCCAAAGCCATCCTTTAATAAGATAACGAAGACCCGTAAATAAAGCGACTAATACGGCGGAGATGCCGGCGGCGAAACCAGCCCACTCGGCCGGTGTCACTCTTTAGAACCAACACCAAAGTGATTATCGTCTGGATTCAGCGCCCTGATAATTGGTGCCAAGAAAGCGATGATTCCAGCTTTAAGAATGTCTGCTGGCTTGCCATCTGGATTGGTCATGTAAACAGTAAATACAGCTACAAATAATGCTCTTGCATATGAGTTAAGAGCTGCTGTCCATTTCTTTGATAGTTTCATGCTTGCTCCTCATCTGGGATGTCTTTTATTTCAACAATGTTGTTATTTGGTTTTGATGGATCATAACCACCAAAGCCGTAAGTGATCATTTTTTCCATTATGCAGTCCTTAACCATACGAAAGCACTTGCCGCGGTAACACCAAAAGTCGTTGTGCTAGGAAATGCACCAGTGTGCGGATTCGATGTGTAACCAATAATGTTGTTTGCGTTTAAAGAAGTAGTACCAGGAAAAGGAATTAAATAATTATAAATTGATGCAGAACCGCTACTACCACTATATGTTGAAGTAGTAGGTGCTGTGCCTTGTTGGCAAAACGCTAACCAATAAAGTCCTGTTGATAAAGTTTGATTTATTGTAATTTCTTGGCTTGCCACAGCAGTAAATGCAACAGTTCCCGCATCAAGGACTAAAGTGCTTGGTTGATTATTGGCATCGCTGTTATAAATTCCAAGTCTAACAGTTGATGAACCTACAAAACCTGTATCTGCTCTGCAAGCAATACGATCGAAAGTGGTTGATTGTTCTACAAAAATAGGTGATAAATACATTCTATTGTGGGTTACTGTAAAAGTAGCATATGAGCTTATAGGAGTTCTAAAATATGCAGCTGAATTTTTTTTAACTATTGGTTGGCGACTTGAAGCCAAATCAAAGGTTGTTTTTACGCTGTTTGGAGTAGCAGCAGTTGTTGTCGATGTTGATGATGTTGAGTCTGTTAATTGCAAAACTCCCACCGCACCAGTTGTGCCAGTCGATACTGAAAGGTTTGCAGCTGATGAAGTGCCAGCATTTGTAATTGGTGCATTGACTGTTACAACACCTGATGAACCTTGTGCGCCTGTTGCGCCAGTATCGCCCTTTGCCCCTGTTGCGCCTGTGTCGCCTGTGTCGCCTTTAACGCCTTGAATTCCCTGTATGCCTTGAGATCCAGTCGCACCTGTTGCGCCAGTTGCTCCAGTCGCTCCTGTCGGCCCTTGAACTCCTACACTTGCAATTTCAACTGTATTATTTACTGGAGTTACTACAACAGAATTAACAACTTCGGTAACAACTAATGTTTCACTCATTTGGTTACCTCAGCTGAAACCACCACCACGCCTTGGATTAATCTAGTTTTTACGGAAGTTGGTGAGGTAATTTCTAGATCATATAAAAAAGTGTCTGCAGACAATGCTGCAGTTTGAGTTGCCGACATGGTTATACTTACTAAACCAGATGCTCCTGTTATTACAATTCCATTAGAAGGACTTGACAAAGATAATGCAGCCGTTGCCGAATCATAATCTAGTCTCAATTGCATAGCCGCCGTGTAACCAGTTAAATTTATTGCGGCTCCGGTTGAATCTTTATATGTTACCGCAAGGGTATATGTAGATCCTTGATCTACTAATATATTGTATGTACTAGCCAATTTTTCCCCCGATCAAAGGTATTTGAAAAAACGAATTATCTCGATCACCCTTGTCAGTAAAACTGACGTGAATGTGATGATTGTGTGCATTGATACCAACATATGGCCGCCATTCCCAACTCTTTTTAGGTGAGGCAATTTTGCCCATATGAATTACATAAGATATACGCCGATCAGTTTTTCCGGCGAAACGGATTTGGTCAGCAAGATACACTGATAATCCTTTTTGTTGTGAAAAATCAGCATCAATATCAATGGCTCTGACCACTCCTGATGTCCAGTCTGGATTGTGATCTGACACCCCTGTGGAATGACGAGCATCCCCCAACCAGCCATCAGACTTTCTATCCCGATCGGGAAACCAGTCATCGACTTGTTCCCTCATTTGTACAGCTGCTTTTGATAACCAAGGTTTCAATTTATTGTTGCCATTACCATCATGGTTGCAGTACCGGATGAAACTATTCCATAAAGGGCTTCATTGTCAGATAATTGCATAGTCAATTTATCGCCGTTATCCATACGGTATCCAGTGCTTGTAGTAACATCTGAATTTCCTAAATAAATAATTCCAGATGATGAATGAAGATAAACAATTTGATCAGCTCGGTTAGCTGTTACCAGTAATGTAGCTGTAGTTGTTACTGTTTTTTGTGATGTATTAGGCATTTAATTTGTCCTCATGTTCTGGGTTATTACATTCCCATTTATAATTTGTTTGATTAAGAGTTAATTCTTTATGACCACATTCTGGTCTTGTAGCCACAAAAGCATCTGCATCTGAGAAATAGGTATATCCAATACCGGCATAGTTATATCTAATTTTGCTATTGTAAGAAGTACGAACACAAGTTTGACCTCTAAATTTTCCATACCAAGTTTCTGGATCTATACCTTCTATTAGTTCATTTTCATCAATACCAACAATGACTTCGGTTACAACATTGTTTTTATCTAAAAATGCGTAATGTGCCATTATGCCCAACTCACATTTCCAGTACCGGCCGTAATAGTCGTTACTTTATATGCGCCGTTTGTTGCAGTTGAACCTGTTAATCCGCCACCAATGGTAATTGTATAAATGTTTGGATAGCTCAAAATGACAATACCTGAACCGCCTGATGCACCATTGGTTAAAGATGAAGTATAACCAGCACCACCACCACCACCGCCTGTATTAGCAGTTCCAGCAGTACCATTACCCTGGCCAGTTGACCCAGCACCACCACCTCCGGTACCTCCAGCACCTGCATTGTAACCATCACGAGATCCGCCTCCACCGCCTCCGGCTCTTGTTACTGATGAACCGGTAATCGAAGATGCAATTCCAGCACCGCCGGCACCAGAATTCGAACCGCTTGCCGTATCACCGACAGCATTTGCTCCACCACCGCCACCTGAAATATTTCCACCCGCAACGTTGGATCCACCATTGTTACCTTGTCCAGATGGAGTAGCCGTACCACCAGCTCTTAAATTATTTTCATATCCAGCACCGCCGCCAGAACCACCGTTTTGTCCAACGCCAACAGATGGTGAGTTACCATTTCCACCGCCACCACCGCCATATGAAGTAATACTTGAATAAACTGAGTTACTTCCGGTTCCGCCAGCATTGCTTGAATCTCCACCAGCCGCACCTGCACCAACAGTTACAGTGTAATTAGTGCTCAAGTTAAATGTTGTGGTTGCGTTTAAGTAGCCACCAGCACCGCCACCACCGCCAATAATTCCACCACCGCCACCACCACCAGCAACAACTAAATACTCAACAGTTTTTGCTGGAACCATGGGAGTTAAAATTCCTGCAACGATATTTCCAATCATTAGGCTATTGCACCCACAACATACCAAGTATCAGTTGCAGTTTTAATGCATGCAGCTGATTTATATTGAGCCAAAGTAGGTGATGCGGCAGTTGCACCAGCAGATAAAACTGTGGTTGTTCCTGAAGTTACTGCGCTGATTGTGCAAGTTCCTGCACCCTTGTTCAATACTGTAATAACTGTACCAACTGGAAATGCCACAGAGGCATTGGTTGGGATCTTAAACGCTATTGCAGTTGCTTTATTCATTGGCACTAATGTCTGATATTGGTCAGTCAAAACAGCTGTGTAATCCGCTGTCTGATCTGAACCGACTGTGAATGTAACCAACCCATTATACATATTGGCCGTTAATACATCACCGGTTGCTGCTGGAAAAGTTGCCATTTGTTACTCCTTAGTAGCTTAGTGTATTGGTTCCCAAGACACCATACAAACTGGATCCTATTATAAATCCATC